CATGGAACCAGTGGGTAATACTTCCGATCCTGGGAAAGAAAATTTTCGCCCAGTGTACTCTGGGGCCTTACTTTTAGTAGGCCTCGCAATGAAGCGGCGCGTGACTCTACGCGCTGCTGCGGTAATCGTTCCGGTTGTGACTACGTACTACGTGGCTCGCAACCTTGGAAAGCTGCTGAAGATGATTGATCGCGCGACCCGAACCCTAGAGGTCGCTGCTAATCATCCTCGGTGGACTGATCCTATCAACGTGGCTTTTACGAGTCTTGTCGATCTCTTAACCACTGACCGTTGGAATTATTCCTTTCCCGACGTCAAGTGGCCGACCCCGCGTCTCAAACCCGGCGTTGCTCACCCATTGAGCAAGGCACGACGGGCTCAATTTGAGAAAGGTGTGGCTGAGAACGCAAAATCGTGGGGCCTGGAGGTCTTCGACGAGATGAAAGGTCCGCGCACGACTGTTGGCAAACGCTTCATGTATGATATGGAGGACAACAAAAGCGCACCGAGTATCCTTGCAACACCTAGTAAAGCTGTAACAATGCTCACCGACGTAGAATATCGGAAAAACCTCTCATCGCTCAATTCAATAGCGATGGGTCAGCCAATCGCAATGTACACGATCATGCCAAACCGACTCGCGGGTAAAACCAAGGAGTCCACATGGCGTATCGATTGCAATGGAGTGTTTTTCGAATACGTCGCCGGTGGCAGCACGTTTGTCCACCAACTCTGGGATTACTCCCCCGAACAAGTTTTCTTGGGCGGGAAGTTTACAACCTACTTGTACCGTGTTTGCAAGTACCCGGTCCCCGGATTTGATCATCGTGTTGCAGTTTATCTCTTGCCTCGCTTCCGCCTATTAGGGCCAACGTGGCTTTGGGATAAATTGGCTTGGTTGTCCGGTGTGGTCCCCACCCGCGGCTTGAAGCGCCTTACTCCTCCGAGCGTTGATTGGAACACAGGGATCATGCACGCCCCCTTTATGCGCGAAGGCCCGTCCGGGCCCGAGGTATTCATGTCTTTCAAGACTACTGAGCCTACATTCGACTCCGCTGAGATCACTCCCGGGTCAATGACGAGGGTCTACCAATCCATGTTGGTTTCTAAGACCTTTACGCTGGGCAACGTAATCAACATTTGCAAAGACAGCGGTTCGCCGGTTACTGAAAACCAAGCCGCCCTCCTCGTACGTGCTCTGCGTGCCACCATCTTTGTTGGTGACCCTGTTAACTATAGCCCGTCGGGTGCTCAAGATTGTCCTGAAAAGGCAATCCTTGCTGCCCCCCCTATGGTTGAGCCCGCCTCACTACCCGCCACCGAGCCTGCGGACGTCGTGAAAGCTGCGAAGGAAAGGAACATTGACAAGCAGAACAAGAATGGAGAAATACCCGCCGACATGAAGAAGCTCGGCCGGTTATTTGTAAGGATGCTCATCCCTGACGGGACGACATTACGACCTGATGATTTGGAGACAGCAGAAGCTGCAACGCTGAAAACCGCGGCGCAGATTCGAACGTACACTCGCGAAAAGACATATCCGTCTTCCTCCCGACCGAAAACCGTAGAGGCCTTTGGGAAGAGTGAGCCTGTCGAAGGCGGTGCCCAGGGCAGCAAGCCCCCCCGCCTAGTCATCAACCAAACCAAGACGAACGTCCTCAACCTCGCCAGGTTCCACAACCCGTTGAAGCGTTTCCTGTCTGAAAACTACTCTATCACAAAGGGTGGTTTTTGGGCTCCAGGCCATTCGGCTGAGGAAATTGCTGATGCGCTGTCTGAATACCATAAACTGGCTGTACAAGAAGGGCTGCGACTGTCGAAATCGGATTACTCGAAGATGGATGCCAGCGTGCACAAATTTCTGAACTTATTGTACACAGATTTGTATAAGCGCGCCTTCCCTCAAGAGTACCATGCCGAATTAGACATGGCACTGAAAACGTGTTTCCACCAAAAGATTCGCGTTGTCGGGGCCAAGTCGCCG